AATTCAATGGGGCGCTGAAAAGTAACTTTCCTTCTGGGTCAGAAACTTTAACAGTGAATAGTGTTAATGCAGACGGACGATTCAATAGAGCTGATATATCAGTCTCTGATGGTCTTGTATACTGTTTTAACTCTCTATGCATCATCTCAGGATGGTGTTGGAGAGCAGTAGTGGATGCAAATCCACAATTGAGCGACATCCCTGGTAATGTGGGATGAACATGAATGGAACCACCAACGATAGGTGTTTTATCAAGTGGTAGATCAATAGCAACATCATTTTCATTCGTTGATTCAGTCTTTTGAACATTTGTTTGGGGTATTGTTCCATACAATTGTCCAACTTGATAATTATTTTCAACTTTGTTGGTTGAAAATGTTGCTCCTTGTGCTGACAACATTGTTACTTCATTATCCTCATTAGTGAAAGTGTCGGAATCCAATGGTCTCGGTATTGAAAATCGAGCATCAAATGAGGAAAAGATGGTAATAGTTACAAAATCATTAGCAATAGAGCTTTGCAAAGGAGCAATAACTCTAGCACTAATAATCCCCAAAGATTCCATTCCAGTAGTGACATTGCGTGTATTTAAGGCATTCCTAAAATACAAAAAAGGAATGCGCAAGGTCTGTGTGCTGTTAGAATTAGGATTCAATAAAACATGATCATAGCTAAAAATAGCTGCTGCGTCAACGCTATCATTAGCTGCGAGAGGAATAAAGAAAACACAAGCCAATCCTTGTTGAAAAGGGCTTCCATTAAGTTGAAATGTAACAAAACAATCAAAATTGCATAACAAATATCTTTGAAAAGCCATATTTTGAATGTTGTTCTCATTTCCATTACTCAACAGTCCGTTTGGTATTGTATACCTGAAGATTGCCTGATCAAATGCTTTATTTACATCCCATGGAACAGCAGTTCTTAACATTTTAGTCTTCAATCCAAAATCAAGAGATCCATCAACCTCATTCACTGCTCTAGAGAACAATGAACTATTTGATGAAACCTCATGATCAATCTTAGCTCCAAAAGTTTCAGTTCTAATACTGGTTAATCCTTCTGTTAAAACATTGCTAGTTCTAACAACGGGTTGAGGTAGTGGTCCCTGGGCAACTAAGAGTGAACCGCCATAATTTATGGATTCATTGCAAATCAAACAATCCATGGAAATAGGGCGATGCTCAGAATTAAACTGAAAACCACTAGCAACTCCCCTTGACGAAACAATTGAAGAAAGACTAGTATGGTCTCTTAGGGTTATGGAAATAAGTGTCCTTTCTTTGTACGCTGACAAAACTTGTTCCTGATAATCATCAAAGAACGACTTATCCCATTGTGATGCCAATTCAATCATGTTACTAATATTCATAGGTAATGACAGGTTATTATCTTTAGTCCACTGGACACTTTCAAAAAGAGTTTCCTTCTTGAGAGCGCCTGACCAAAGTCCATCAACAACACGTGGTATTGCTCCTAAGAAGACAATCTCAGAGAATTTTTGAGGATCCACTGTTAGCTCTCGATCTTTGAAAGCAGATGTGTATTCTTGGCCAATAAGTGCCATCAATTCTTGAACTCGAATTGGTCCCCAATCGATTTTGGGACTCACTGCGAGAACATGATGATCACCTAAAACTTTTAGACGTGCTTCATCATTAAAATCCAAAAAAGGATAATCAATATCAAAGATGTATCGAAAGTACAATTCATTCACAAAATTGTTAATGATCGTAGTTAAGAAGCATCCAGAAAAATTTGATGAAACAAACATGAACTTGATGTCCGATATTTGTGCTGGTGTTTTCGTTTCATGGTCAATTAAAA